TTTTTCGCAGGAATTTCTGCACCTGCTCATCGTCCATGAGGTGGCGCTTATAGCGCTCGGCATCCTGAAATTCGTCGGCTTTAAAAAAGAAGTTTTTGAGATAGTCGCCGAAGCCGTGAGACTGATCCCAAATGTTTTTTTCCGTCTGGATCCATGCCGGGAGCTCCTTCGATAATTTATCGTTGACCTTCGCGGCTACCTTATCCAGGCCGAGACTGTCGGACAGCGTACCGAAAGCGGCCTTACTGCCCATGGAGATAATTTCCCAAGTGCGTGAAAATTCGTTCGAGAGACGGTGCACGGAATCTGCCGACTTGTCGACCATATCCGCCAGCTCTCCCTGCTGCTTATTCGTCTTACGAAGTTCAGCAGGAAAATCTCGCTTCATTACCGAGGCATAGATTCCATCCAGGCCCATCATGGCCGCCTCGTTTCGACCGACCGCGTCGCCCACAGATTGCCAGTGCTTTCTGAGGTCCAGCAGAATATCGCCATAGTCCCTCAGCTTGCCCGCTTTGTCCGTCACTTCCACGCCCGTGATATTTTTGATCTGCTGCTCCATGCCCGGGAGAAACATGATCTTATTGGCAAACGACTGGAGGCTGGCCGCGGCATCCTCCGCGTTTCCTCCGACCTTTGCCACGGCTGAGGCGACATTGTTATAGCCGCGCACCGTACCGCCGATATGATTCGTGAGGTTGTAAAAGCGGTTGACTTCCTGGGTGCTTTTAGCGAATGCCGCTGTGAACGCGGTGCCCATGGCAGCGCCTCGCATGGCGATTTCCTTCATGCGCTTTCCGGCATAGTCGATTGAGGCTTGAAACTTGGCTTGCTCGTCTTTATCGACCACAAAGCCTAAGCGGACGAGGAAACCGGCGAGAACGCTACTCATGGTTGCGCTCCTTCTCTAAAACAAATTCGTTGTATTTTTGGTTGTCGATATAAACGTTCATTAGCAGAATGTCCTCGAGCGTCAGATCGCCGCCCTTCAGGTCCAGATAGCTGATCATTCCGTGGTAGACGGGGCGCATCAGAAAATCCAGGCCGTCGGGGAGACTTCTGAACGGGCTCGGTTCCTGCTGAGTGTTTTCGACGCTATGAGCGAACGTTAAAGATTCAAAGCGTCGATAAAAGGGCGAAGCTCACGCTGTACGACAGCGCTCACTAATATGCATGTGGTCGTGAAATCGATGTCATCGAACGCCAGCGTGCCGCCTGAATATACTCGGGTCCAGGTTTTTCCATCCTCAGAGCGTCGTTCGACCACGCTCAGCGCAGTGCGCACGCAATAGTCGAAATCATCATCTGGCATCGCCGCAATACGATCCAGGAGAGGCTGACAGACCGCGAGCAACGTGCCGAACTCGGTCAGTTTGTCGCTGAGTGTCGCCTTGGATTCCGGCATGGATTTTCCGTAGGCTGTCCACATGCCATAGAGCACATTATTAAAGGCTGTAGGCATCAGCGGCCCGAGCCGCTTTTGGAGCTTCATAGCTTCAAAAAGATCGAGCCGTCCGACGAGATACTCATGCCCCTGCAATGTGAATTTTTGAGGTACGAGTTTGTCCATTAGTAAGTTCCGCTAAGTGTATCGATCTTGCCGCAGTCAAAGCCCCATTCAAGGACGGGCTGGCCGTCCTCGGCGAAGGTCTGACTGGGAAGTCCCTGGAATGCGACGCTTCTGGCCACAATCGTGTCCGTATTGCCTTTGTTTAGGACGGTGATGACATTGTTGCCCCAGGCACTAGAACTCAAACTTTGGGCGTTAAACATAGCCTTGAGCTTTGCGTTCACGGGGGATGTATAAAGAAGCCGAATCGTAAGTTTTCCACTTTTATCTGCCCTCAAAGAATGCATTACCTCGCCATCTGCGCCCGGCGTCATATTGTTCCGGGGCTGATTAAACTCGACGGAAATACCTTCTTTGGAAGCCGCGGAACCGTATCCGAGATCGATCACGCCGGTCGGCCCTGCAAATGTCGCAGTGACATCCATAAAGGAATAAGTAGCCATATTCGTATCTCCTTATCGGTTAATCGTGAGCGTGGCGTCGATATGGTGAACTGCGCCGCGCAGTTTGATAGCTACCTTGATCGGAGGTGCTTTACGGGCCTCGCGGTCGCTCTGGGCTTGTTCTTCCAGCGGCTGGATGTAGACGTAATATCCGGAGGTGAGCGTGTCGCCCTTCTGGAGAGATCCAAAAGAATCGCCGTTCCAGACACCCGGAGCAATAAGGCCGTTTCGGACACCCGCATCAAGCGACTTGTTGATCGTCGCCAAAATAGATGTCATGCCTGCTTCGTCCTGGCCGATCTTTGTCGTAGTCGTATAGAGAAGGTTATAGAGGTCTGTCTCTACACGATTCTGCTGCCAGTCGAGGCCGTGAGTTTCGTCAATGAACCAACCTCCGGACATGACGCCTTCCTTGTAGATGGAAGTGTCGTTCTGGAAAGCGGCAAAAACGTTGACGTTTTTGTTTCTCAGGGCCAGTGACTGAGACGTTCTCAGGTTCTCGGCTACAACGCCCGGGAGCTGTTTGAACTTCAGAGTGATCGTGGTATTCGATCCCTCGAAATTGATCGTGCTCATGCGTCCGAGGACGGACACACCGGCAGTATCGCTGGTGCTAGAGAACGTGCAGATCGTGCGGTTATAGCCCAGCGCCTTGAGCTTAGAGCCCAGCGAGGTGCTATTTGTAGAATCCATTTCGCCCGTATTCTGCGACGTCCAGGAAACAATGCGAGAGGGTCGAGCGGCATTGATGAGGGCAGAGACCTCAAGGGCGTCCGCGTCCGTCCAGTCGGTTCCGCACACATAAAGGCCGTACCAGTTGGTGTAGTCCAGGCAGGCCGTTACTGCGTCGACCAGGTCCTCTGCTGCCGCCCCGTTGACCTTAGTCGTACCTGCGTCCAGGCCCATGACCTGGGAAAGCGCCGTAGAAGAAACATTCGCGACGGACGAATTCACGCCCGTGGTGGCGGATTTGATAATGAATCTCGTACCGTCGAATACGCAGGTGCCTTTCGAGGCCAGCGCGGTCGTGATCTGAGTTGCCACGCCGTTCAAATTGCTCTGAGAGCTCAGGTCGACGCTGGAAACCGAGACGGAGGAACCATCGATTTCAACGGTGAAAGATCCGGAAGTGATTTTCTCGAAGTCAGCGATCTGCTGCTGAGAGATTGCCAGCATACGGCCGCGCAAAAGTCCGGCTGTAGCGGTTTTAGCCCAGCGGCCGACAACCAGCTGAGACGGCTGAGGAGACTGGCCGAAGAAGGTGACCGCGGCCTGATACTCAGGTGCATCGGTTCCGAAATCGGCGGCAATTCCCTCGACGCCCGAATACGTGCGCAAGCGCTCGTCCGTGTCAATGACATCGCTGGTGCCGAGCACTAACATGGCCCCGAAGTTGCGCAGTGCGGCCGCGACCGGAGACATCTCGATCGTGACGTTTACAACTTCTGAGACCGGTAATGTAGGAGCAACGCTCATAATTTACCTCGTTCTGGATAAAAGTCGACATCGGCACCGACAATGGTGCGAACGCCGTAAGTTCTGGAAACCTTCCGAGCAACGTGGAAGGTCATGTCATATCGATCAACCCACGTCTCGCAAACGAGATCCGGCAGGCGCATGGCCTGCGAATCAATCGCTTTTAACGTGAGCCCCGTCTGCCGTAGCAGTGAGCGGTTCTGTCCGATTTGCGCCGCATCCCTGAATCTCTGGGCAAGGAATAAAGCCCGGGGGCCGTAGAAACTCAGCACGAACTCATAATCCTCATGCACCACGGAGGTCTGATCTCCTGATAATGGCAGCGACGGATCACCTTTTCGCCCGTCGAGATAGGCAGGCGTGGTATCGAGACTTTTGAGCGCCAGGGCGCACCAGTCGGTTTTAAGCGCCGGCTGGGTACCGGGCTTAGGACGCCAGGAGGCACGGACTAGATCGAGCCGCAAGCCGATAAGTTCAGAGATCCACTGGCGCAGCGGGTCCATCAGCCCTGTCTCATTGTCCGAACTCGTCGGACGCAATGCTCCGGGCGTCCGGCTATCAGTAACTGCCATCACTCACCTCCGCAGGCCAACAAGTCAACCTCAAAAAGCCCTTCCCAAACTGCGAGTAATCCGCGCAGTCTTTGACGACAAAGCGCTTACCGCGCCACTCGACCTCATCGTTTCCTGAGCCGCCGAAACCCGCGGGCATATCGGCAATCATGAAGCGCACTAAGATCGTGCCCTCGCGCCGGAGCGCCTCCGGCAATCTCGAGATGGTCTTTGTGTCGGCCGTGATGACGGCCATGACCTCAGTGCTTTCGCCTTCGGTCCAGGTGGGATTTCCGAACTTGTCCAGGCCCTCAACAAAATGGATCAGCTTGCAGGGCGAAGTGAACAAAGGAGATCGGATTACACGTTCAACGTCTAAAGTCGCCATCATTCCTCCACCACAACGCCGTCAATGGCGTCGCGTAACTGCCCCGTGTTAATCAAGGGCCGAATGCCCACGCCTTCCCTCTCGTTCTCGCGGGTGCCCTTGGTAAGACGCGAGCGGTTACGATTGGCAATGGTCCTAGGCTTGAGCGGTTCGAAGTCGGCGGTTTGCATGTAGCTTTTGACCGCTGAGGCCGAGCGGATCGCCAGGCGCTCGAGTGCCTGACCACACTTTTTCTCATCGCCCTTGAGTGCGCAGTCCATGGCGCCCTTGAGACCGTCGACAATCATTTCCCGATTCGCCTCCAGGCCCGGAACTAAGAACGGTCGCGGCGGAATATTGTTCGCCGGAGAGCCGTTCTCATGCACAAAGCCCAAAAGGTGATTGCTCGGGGCGCCGTCGTTTCGCGTATCGCCCTTAGAGCCTGCCGCGATGCCGACATAGACAGCAGTTTTCGCCAGACGCTGCAGTGCCTGGTTCAACTCGCCGTCATGTCGGACCATGGAAACAGAGATCGTCTTTTTCATATCTGTCTGGCTCCTGCTCCGAATAACTGAATCAGCTGCCATAACTCGCGGCCGTAGGCAGTGAGATTCCATGAGCCGGCGCCCTCCTCCGAGGAGGATGAGG